GCAACTTTGACAAGTGCCAAGCACATTGCAGCCTGAGCAGGTGTAATTTCAGTTTCTAAAAATATGCTCCACAAACCTGCAATGCGCTGATGATTTGTAAGCGGCTTGCCATAATTCTTATTTCTGTCACCGTGAGTAAGGCGCTTGGCTTCATCTAGTATTTCGCCTCTATTCATTTGCATCCCCCATCTGATACCAGCCATCGCCCCAAAGGGTTAATAGGCGCTTAAAGTAAGCCTCGTATTGAAGGCCGATAGTATCAAGGTTATACAAGGAAACTGCACGATTGCGGATTTTGGCGCGATCTAGGTATTTGACCCCTTCGGCTGCCTGCATAAATTCAGCCAAAGTACGGCACCTAAAGCCTGAAATCCCATCGGGGTTGTTTTCTGTAAATGCGCCCCAATCAGTTGTGATTGTTGGCGTTCCACAAGCCTGCGATTCGATTACTACATTGCCAAAAGGTTCTACATAAAGTGTTGGTGCAAAGGTGGCAATGGCACCGCCCATTAGCTCAGCGCGTTTCTCAGGGCCGACACTGCCTACAAACTCGCCATACCCGCTTTGCTCACCAGGCCCTGCCAAGATAAGCCGTTTGCCCAATCTTTCACATACTTCTTGGGCAATTCGGTAGCCTTTTCGATCAATCAACCGACCAATAAACAGGTAATAGTCACCTTGCCCATCGCCCAACGGGAACATTTCAGGTTCTAAATACCCTGGAATGACCGCATCGTAGAACTGGCCATCTGCCGTGGTTGGGTTTTTCCACCCTGCATAGATTGAGTGCATCCAGGCATAGGATTCAAACACACGATACTTGGCAAACACACCGCCGTAGCCAACGCCAAACTCCACCGCTAAGTGCGCAGGAAAGGCATCGGCAATTGGCTTTTGTGCGCTGCCGCCGATCAGACAAATGAAATCTTGCTTTTCAATGCGATCTGCAATTTCAGCAATCGCCTTTGCATTGAACTTATCCCAAAGCCACCCGTCAAACGGGAACTGGGTGTAGTGAGCTACACCTGCAAGTGCTGCCTCTTGTTGCTTCTTTGACACGCAAGTAATGAGTTCAGTGACAGGTGCCTCAACTTCTTCGCCCGCATAAAGGAATACTTCGTGGCCTAAATCGTGCATCATTATGCAAAAGCGGCGCACCTTTTCAGTAAAAGCGCACCCTGCAAACTCTTTTGTTACCTGTGTGTGTGGCAATGCCACAATATGAAACCGCATTGATTCCCCCGAATCTGTTTTTAGGAAAGAAGAAGTTTGGCTTCGTCTGCAGTAATGCCTAACTTGGCAAGTAATGCTGCCTTTTCTGCAGCCTTTTGTGTTGCTTCAGCCTCTTGAGCTGCGCGATCTGCCTCAAACTTAGCCGCATCTGCCTCACGCTGGGCTAGTTCTTCAGCCGTTAGTGGGCGCTCTGTGACCTCGCCTGTTTCGCAGTTAACTTCAATTGCGTTTGTCATTTTTCTCCCTAGTCTTTCTTGATGCCGTAAAGCGTTGCGGTTGAGTATTGAAGGATAGTTGCACCAGTTGCACCTTCAATTTTTATTGATGTTATTGCGGCAGAGTTCGCCCATAATGCGCTAACCAACCCCGCATATGCCGTTGTTGCGTTATTTTCGCTTATTCCATCTGAATAAACAGATTTATTTGCAGAAGAAGTGTAATTTGTAAAATAAATCTCGGTGCTTCCAAAAGTATTTGCAGTACCTGTATTTCCATTTGTATAACCAGTTGTCAAATAAGAGTTTCCACTGTCTATATCAGAACCTGGTGATGCAGAACCATCATTGTAAAGTCGCACATAACTATAACTTGCATTAGTAGCATTTAATGTGACACGGAATGAATCTTGTGGTGTCGCACGAGCAGTTCTAGCACTTATTTTAATGCACAAATCTGTATAAGTTTGAGGTATAGAACTAAAATCGATACTTGCAGCGCCACCTGCTCCAACTGTAACGGATGCAATCTTAGTAAATGTATTAGGCATTTAGTCCGCCTTTATTCCGTATAGAGAGAAGGTTGAACCAGAAGAAAAATTACCGCTAACAATAATAGTGACAGAAGTGATTGCAGCGGTATTTCGCCAAAGTCCTACATAAGCCTCAACATTGTTAATTGTTCCACCACCACGATTAAGTGCTGTTTTGTTAGTAGTTGAATTAGAATAGTTCATTATCTGCCAAATGCTTGTGCTTCTGCCTGAGTCGTAAGAACCAAGCATTGAAGTTTGATTTGTAAAGCGAGCCGATGATGCAGCAGAACCGTTTCCTTGAATTCTTGTTGAACTGTAATTTGTTCCTGTATCAGAGTTAAATCTAAGGCTCACATTGTTATCGGCAACACCATTAAATACCATTATTAAATCAGTATAGGTACTTGGAATAGAAGTAAAGGTAACTGATGCAGCACTTGACCCTAGAGTTTGTGTAGCAATTGACTCGTATGTTGATGGCATTGTTACCCCTTAATTCCGTATAGGGCGAAGGATGAATACTGTAAAAATGAAGAACTGCTTGGTAGAATATCAATTCTGTTAATAGCAGAAGTATTTATCCATAAACCACTTTCAAGAGCAACTTGACCTGATCCATTACGGTCAATACCTAATAAAGAGCGAGATACTTTATTTTTGTTAGTATTAGTATAATCAAGAATATCTGTAACATTTCCAGCAAAAGAAGTTGAACTATTCAACCCCTGAAAAGGAAAAGCAAAAGAAATAAATGTCTCGCCATTTCCATAATTATAAGCAGATGCAACAGAACCATCCCCATACAAATTGTGTTGACGGTAATTTCCAGCAGAATCGTTGTTAAAACGCATTACATAATCTGCAACTGCGTTAAGTCCAACAGAGCAACGCAACTGCAAATGTGTATAAGTTTGTGGAATTGAAGTAAAACTTACTGAGCCACCACCCGAACCAAGAGTTACAGTAGCAATAGACTCATAAGAATTATCCACAAATACCGCATTGCCAGCAAGCATATCAACATAACGCGTGATGGTGGACATCCCACCCGCGTTACTCATCTTGTAGATGTAGTTATTTGATGGCATTTAAGAGATTTCCACCCCTGAGATGTGAAAGTTGATCGTGGTCGCAGATGCGCCACCTTTAATTGTATTAGTTGTTGCCAACACTTGCTTGAGTGGAATCACAGTTGAATCATACGCGCCAACTGAAACTGTTGTAGCAATGCTCACATCGTTAAGTGACATTGTAAATGTGCCAGCCGCCCCTGCAGTATTAGTAACCACAATGTCAGTTACAACAGTTGTTGTTGATGCTGGCACCGTATAAAGGGTTGTTGATGTGGTTGTTGTTGCAGCTCCGCGAAAGAGTGCCTTTGATGTTTGTGGCATTAGTTATAGCTCCAGTTTCTTGTCATTTTAATAGGCACCCATAAATACCATTGTAAAGTCTGATGGGCCAGTAGCGCCTGTTACGCCCGTGGCACCTGTTGCTCCGACCGCTCCGTTACTTCCTGACGGTCCAGTTGCACCTGTTGCACCGACTGCGCCGTTGCTTCCTGAAGGTCCAGTTGCACCCGTTGCACCGATTTCACCTTGAATTCCTTGCGGTCCAGTGGCTCCAGTCGCTCCGATTCCACCAGTTACACCTGTTGCACCTGTTGCTCCAACTGCACCAGCAACTCCAGTTGCACCTGTTGCACCGACTTCACCCTGAATTCCTTGCGGCCCTGTAGCACCCGTTGCTCCAACTGCTCCATTGTTTCCAGTTATACCTGTTGCTCCAACGGCACCTGATGCACCAGTTGCGCCAACATTTCCTTGAGGTCCAGTTGCACCTGTAGCTCCAACATCACCAGGAACGCCTTGAATTCCAGTTGCACCTGCTACACCAGTTGCACCAGTTGCTCCAACTACACCTTGAATTCCTTGCGGTCCAGTTGCACCCGTTGCTCCAATGCTTCCAGTAGCACCGACACTTCCTGTAGCACCCGTTGCTCCCGTTGCACCCGTTGCTCCCGTTGCACCGCTTGCACCCACAACGCCACCTGAAACGATGGCTAAGAATACTTGTTCATTGTTTGCAAAACCTGTTGTGCCTGTTCCACTTGATGTTAAAAGTGTTACTGGAACTTGATCATATGTAGTTTGCTCAACTAATGCGCCTGAAATTGTCCACTTTTGATAATTACTAGAGTTGTTTCTATCTTGAAGAATAATTACATCATTTGGTTCTAGCAAATGAATAAAGATATTGACATCAATGTTGTCGCTATCAATGTGCGCAACATTGAGTTGTGTGGCACTTGTTTGTGTTGCGTTGTTGTAAATAATAAAGCCATTGCCAGGGTTGCCACTTGTTACACTTGTTTTGATTTTGTAATTGTAAAAACTAGTTGATTGACCTTGTGGACCCGTTGCACCTGTCGCGCCTGTACTTCCCGTTGCACCTGTAGCGCCAACACTTCCACTTACACCCGTGGCTCCAGTTGCACCCACACTGCCCGCAATACCTGTAGCACCCGTTGCTCCAACTGCTCCAGCAACACCTGTTGCACCTGTATCACCAATTACACCTTGAGGTCCTGTTGCACCAGTTGCGCCGACACTTCCAGTCGCTCCCGTTGCGCCAACATTGCCTTGAGGACCAGTTGCGCCAACATTGCCTTGAATTCCAGTGGCACCAGTTGGTCCAGGAACAGTACTTGCTGCACCTGTTGCTCCAGTTACACCTGTTGCTCCAACATTTCCAGTTACACCAGTTGGTCCTGTTGCTCCAGTTGCACCAACATTTCCAGTTACACCTGTTGCACCCGTGGCACCAACATTTCCAGTTACACCAGTTGGCCCTGTTGCACCTGTTGCTCCAACAATTCCCTGAACGCCAGTTGCACCTGTAGCTCCAGTTGCTCCAACATTTCCAGTTGCACCTGTCGCACCAGTTGCACCGCTTACGCCTGTGCTTCCTGTCGCTCCAGTTGCTCCTGTAGCACCGCCTGGACCTTGCGGGCCTTGTGCGTTAGAAATGACAACATCAATATCTTCAGTGTTAATTGTTACAACGCTTGTGGCCATTATCGAGTCACCTCTGCAGAAATGTTAAGTTCACCTTGTAGCAAGCGTGTAACAATGCCACCGCTTGATTGTAGCTCTAAGTCATAGACATACTCACCCTTTGGCAATAGGGCAGTTTGTGTTGCGGTTTGATTTAGGGTAATCGTGCCAGCAGCACCGCCAAGAGTAATGCCAGCACCTGTTGTAAGTGACAGGATTGTTTCAGTTTCATCAACATCAATGCGTGCTTGTAGGCGGGCAGTGTAACCAATTAGGTTAACTGCAACATTGTCAATTTTCCAAGTCATAAGAAGATTGAAAGTTGCGCCTTGCTCGATTGTGAAGTTGTACTCACCTGCCATTTATTTACTCCAAAAACTAGGAATGGATTACTTTGAGCCTCTACCGAAATCTACGGCTGATGAATCTAGCCACTTGAGAACTGGACCAGCAGCGCCAGCAAGGGCAGCCATTCCAAGAGTTTTTAGATCAGTCTCGCCTGCAAGATATAAGGCAATTGCTGCCGCTGCTGCTGCGCGAAACCAAGAAAGTGTGATTTGCTTGAATTGTTCCATTTTGATTGCTCCCTTATTTCTTGCCGTGAACTTTGCAGCAAGTGCAAACTTCGGCTTTGTATGCTTTTTTAGCAGGAATCGGTACGATTTTAGCACCGATTTGTGTAATTATTTTGGGCTGATTAAGCCACCAAAACCAGGGTGATGTATCTGTTGCCATATCTTCCTTGATGGAAATGTGAAGATGCTTCGTGTGCTGATTTGAACCCGTGTATTTGCGGTTGCCTTCTTTGGCTCTTGCCTTTGACCAAATTTTGCCGTTGAAAATCAAGTAATCAACGCGCTTATCTTCTTTTAGCTTTTCAAAGATTTCAACGCAATCAATGCCACCTTTAGGGTCGTGGGTCAAGTCCACGGCTAGGCCAGTATTGTGATCTGATTTTGGATTTTGAACCTGATGGGCAGCAGATGGCAAAAGCCCATCTGATAACTTCTTGCGCAATGGCTTCAGGGCGGTGGCTTGGCGTAGCACTGCCACTGCCGCTGGTGATGCTTTACTTGCCAGTTTCATTTCTTTGCCAACAAATCAAGGACAATTTCCATCTGTGTTTCAAGGCGATTGACTGCATCTTTCAAACTGCTGCCACCATTAGGCTTGAGTTCGTTCAGGTAATGCTTTACAAGCCATCGAACTGCCCCTGCAAATCCACTTACGATTGCGATGATTGAGACAATTAAGCCTGCCCAGTTTGCTGGTGTCATTTGCGCGGTTCTCCCGTTATGAGTTAGTTGTAAGTTGTGCTTTCAGCACTGCGTTTTCCTGGGCAAGTACGCCAATGGTTTCACGCATATTTTTTAAGACTTCTTGAATGTCTACTTCTTGTTCCATTATTCCCCCTTGAGTTGATCTATTTCAGCTTTGAGTTCCTTGATAAGTTGCAGCAAGAAAATTGGCAACTTTTCGTAGGCAAAGTAGTCAGGTACGCCTGTTGAATCGTATTGAATTAACTCATCTAGGCCAAGTTCTTGTGCTTCTTCAGCAATAAAGCCATATTGCACGCTTTGTGCTTCATCTATTTCAGGTATGTATTTGAATGTTTTAACATCAAGATTCAATAAAGCTGCTGAATCAATTGTGTAAGAGGCAATTTCGTGCTTCTTGCGCCGTGTTGATGCAGTTGTTCCATACAAGCCTGCACTTGAAATTTGCATTGCTCGACCTGATACAGATTGAGAATAAGTTTGTGAAACGCGCACATTGCCACTTGATGATAAGAATTCAAACAAAGAACCAGCCGAACCTGCGGTAATACTTTGATCTACCTGAACACTGTTAAAGAATCGTGAAGTGCCAGCAATTGTGTTTGTGCCATCAGTATTGGCCGAATAACCCGAACTTGCAGTTCCTGACAAAGTTCCAGCGGTAGAACTCATTGCAGCGCGTGGATATGCCACACTACTTGGGCTTGTTCCGTAGTGCATCAAAATTGCACCACTGCCAATACTGCCAATCCAACCAGCGTATGCGCCACCGCTTTTGATGCCAACTGCATTGTCTGTACTGCTCAAAACAATTGCATTTGCTCCAGTGCTTGTAACAATTGTTCCAGTTCCAACTCCGACTAAACCAGTTGAACTAATTGACCAACCATTGCTTGCAGTTCCAAAATAACCTGCCGTTGCATTGATCGTGCCAGTAATTGTGGCACCTGTTGCCGTCAATAAACCGCTTGCATCAATGATGGCATTGCCTGCAATGTTTAAGGTTCCACCAGTAATGGTTGAGCCTGTAACGCTGCCTGAAAATACCGCTGCACCTGTTGAGGCGCTAATTGAGAAAGTTGCAGTGCCACCTGAATCAAAACCAGCAAGACCAAGTGAGTTCATTACAACACGCGCACCGCTTGATGGCGATGAACCTGAATAAACCGTAATGCCATTGGCTGCAATTGCAGTCATTTGATTGCTGGCATTAACAATGGTGTTTGCACTTGGCTGAAGCGAACCGATTGCAGCGTTGTAGGCAGTTGCTGCATTGGCAAGGGCAGTATTGGCAGTGCTTTGGGCAGTTCCTGCCGTTGCTGCTGCCGCATTTGCCGTTGCCACCGCAGCCGTAACATTGGCATTGGTTTCTGCTAATTGTTCAGTGTTGGCAGGCAAAACAGGAATAACATTGGTAACTGTAAAATCTGCCGTTAAAGAAACTGTGATAGGGGTATTAGTGATTTGTGGACATAATGGCATCATCTACCCCCTAGATTGTAATTGAATACGGATTGATGGCTGAAGTGGTGTAAGAAACCATCCAGTTGCTTTGACTAATCGTGTGAGCCATACCCTCAACCACAAGGTTCCATTGAATAGTGCGGCCATCATAGGTTGTGCGTACAACACTCACCTGATCGGCCAATTCCGTTGATAGGAAATCAGGATAAAGCAACCCATTTGTGCCAATTGCTAAAGCGTTGAAATCAATTCTTTCAACATAGGTAACAGGTGTTGCCAGTTTGCGTGATTCGTATAAAGCTAAATTTTGAGCATTGGAATCTGTAGAAACAGGTGCATCAATAGGGTTTTTAGCAATGCCATAAGCGCTAACACTTGGGTTATATTGTGATGTATATTGCTTGTTGGCGTTTCCACGGTTAACTACTGCCTGATTGACTACATAATAAGTACCAGGATTTGTAAAAAGTTGCATATAAGGTGCCGTGTTGCTTGCACCAGTATCAGTAAAAAGCAACTGAGTTGGGCGGCTGAACTTATCGGCTAATGGAACAAGTGTTGCTACACCTGAGCGTGAGATATAAAAACGGCCAGCAATCGCATCAACTGCCTGATAAATCAAATCCATACAAGAACGATTTTGCACTGTCTTTAACAGGCTTACAGTGCCAGTCAAAGAGCGTGAACCGCCACCTGGCCAGCCCACAATGTCGAGCATACGGCCAACGCGTGTGGCTGCGGTTTCGGCGTTTGCTGCAGTTGCCAATGCTGGTGCCTGGGCATCGGCGATGTATGCAATGCCGTCAACAAAAGTCATTGTTACGGTTGGTGTTTCGCCCTGATTTACTTTAGTTTGCTCAAGAAAACCATAATAAAGCGCATAAGGGGTTCCACTGATAGTTGCCATGATGCGCATTTGCAAGCCATCACGAAGAATACTTTGACCTGAAACAACCCACGGGCTACCTGCGCTGGTGTTGTCAGGGTCGTAATAACCTGAAGTATTGTTGAAAACAACAACTGAAATTCCTGCCTGATCGCGCTCATTTTGGCGTGTTCGACCACGGCGAATATCAATTTGAATTACATCGGTTGTTGTTGCTGAAGTCCAAGTTCCACTTTTTAAGAATTGAACTGCAACTGAAGGCGAAGTTGTACCGTCAAAGGCTGGCATTATCTATCAAACGCTCCAACAGTTCCAAAGCTACGGCGCGTGGTGCGCTCGATGCCGTTAATAATGCTTGTTACTAAATCTTCATTGCTAACTACTGTACCTTGAACATTTACGGCAACATTGACACCGCTATTTGGCATATACAACCTGCCACCTTGACCAACGGCAAGTGCAGTTGAGCCTGAAAGTTTTGCTTGGCGTGCAAGATTTTGGCGCACGGCTTCAGCGTTAATTTTATCTTGCAATGTTGTAGCCTTTTTAAGCGCGTTTGTTGAAGCGTTCAAACCGCTTGTAAAATCTTCAAGCCCCTTAACAACAGGTGGCGTGTAAGGATCAACGCTAAAATCACGGTTGTTTGCGTTACCACGCGGACTGATTCCCTTGCGACCACTAGCGGTGGCATCAGGCTTCATTATATTGTTGAGCGTGTAGGCACCAAGCCCAACTGTTGCAAGAGCTGCAGCACCTAAAGCGATGCTGACACCTGATGTTGCAAATGCGGTGGCAATGGCTGCGCCAATTGTTGTTGTTCGCAACAATGCCATCGCGGTGGTAATTGTTCCAATTGCAGTTACAAATGCAGCAATGCGACCTACTGCAAACATTCCAACAATAAGCGCCCCCATAGTTTTTACAAGGCCCATATTGTTTGCGCACCAGTCTGAAAAAGCAATTGCAGTTGTAAGCAACTTAAAAGCCATTTCAGCAGCAAATTGAAAACCTGCCGCTAACTTGTCTTTGTTAAGTTTGACGAAGGCTTCAATCTTAGGCAACAATTGTGAAGTAACTAATGTTACAAACTTTTCCATAACTGGCAAAAGGGCATAACCCAAAGTTTCCATTACTTCGCCAAAGGCGATTTTTAAGCCGTTCATTTTGCCTTCAAGGGTGCCTGCGCGAGTAGCAGCGGCACCGCCTGTTAATTTTGAAACCTTATCGGTAATTTTTCCGAAGTCTTTTGTTGCCAATGTTGCAGCACCGATACCTGGAACAAGTTTTGTAATGGCTTTGTATTGCCCCTGGCTTGCCTTAATAATTGCATCAGATGCGGTGGCTAGATCAACGCTTGCAAAGGCGCTTACATTGAGTGCAATCTGCATTGCCTCTTGAGCAGCAGTAGTTGAATTAAACGCTGCCGCCAACCGACCAAATGCAGGGCGAAGTTCATCATCTGCAACCGAGAATTGCTTTTGAAGTGCGGTAATGTGTCGTTCTACACCAGCAATTGCATCATCGGTTGCACCAACAGTATTGCGCAAAGAGTTGGCAAGAAGTGCTTGTGATTTTTGATCTGCAACGGCAGCTTGAACTGCATCCTTGCCAATTTTGACCGCAAAGGCTCCTGCTGCTAATGCTGCAACACCAAATGCTTTTGCAGATTTTTTAGCAAAACCATCAAAACTTTTACCAAGTTTTGCAATATCCTTTTGAGCAGTTTTTGAACCTTTATCAGAATACTGGGTAAGGATGCGGGCTACGACTGCGCCAACTGCCATTTATGCACGCTCCTTATTCAAGTGTTTTTGTAGATCGGCTTTTGCTTGTTCAAGCGCACGCGCTACATTTTCTTCAATTCTTGCTCTATCTTTATCTACAACTCGCCATACTACACGCGAAGCCTTGCCAAATCTGTTGCCAAGAGTTCGCAAGAATTGTTGACTTGAACCGCCACCAAATCCTGCTATTGTTTTTTTGCCAGCAACTTCAAAAATTGCACCCGCTGCAGACTTATTGAGCAACGCACCCGCACTTGTTGTGTAATCCCCACGAACCTTACCCTGGGCTTTTGTCTTAGTAATCTTTGATCTGATTTCTCCAGCGTTCCACCCTGGCCATCCTTGACCACCGCGAGTGCGGCCTTTGGCAGCATCTGCCTTACGCCAGCCACTCATCGGCGGTTCTTCACTAATGATGTTACGGGCATCGCGTTGAGCGCCAGCAAGTTCAGTATTGATTACCTTGTTAAAACGCTTTACGGCATCTTTATCAAACTCTTTAAGCGCATCAATGGTTTCTTTGATACCTGTAAGAACAATTACTTCATCAGCCATTGGCTTTAGCTCGTTCCTTCATATAGATCGTGATTGCTTCAAGGATTCCTTCGGGAGCATCTAACAAATCACTTATGGGAATACCAGTTTCAACCGCAACGGCTGCAATCGTATAAGTTAAACTGTTGCGGTGGATTCGAAAGAACTATCACTGTCCAGTTCTGCTGAAACCAATGTGTCTAAAAATTCTGGTCCAAAAAGTTTTACAACATGACCGTTAACCTGAAGCGCTTTCCAAGCAAGCCAATAGATAAATTCTACTTTTTGTCCTTCACCCAACAACTTAGGCATACCTGCACCAAATTGTTGTTCAAATGCAACGATGATGCGAGGCGTTAATCTATAAGAAGCCTCAACACCATCGGTTGTCTTTACTTTTACTACTAATCCATCCATCTTTTCCCCCTTAGTAGATTATGAAATTGCTTTTGTAATAACGCCCGAAATTGGCCAAGTTACACTTGCAGTTACCAACTCACCAACGGCACCTGAAAGTGGCTGCCATTCTGCGATCAAAGCGTTAAATGTGTATTTTGGATTGCCCGCACCTACAGTTGTATTGACAGGGCGAATTTCCATTGCTACCGCAGTTCCAACAGTTGATGTTGCAAGTGATGTGCCGTTGATAAGTTCTTCAAGAGCATTATCTGCAAAATCCTGATTGAACTCAAGAGTAATTGAATTATCAAACAATCCACCAACGCGTGTGCGAGCTGATGAGCCGAGGCCTGTGGTTTCAATAACATCTACGCTTGAACTTAATGAAACTGAAGTCACATATTGAGAAATGTCGTTGCTTGCGTAAAGAACATAAGCATTTGTTAAAACTAAACGAGCCATTTGTTAAACCGCCTTTGTGATATTGCCTGAGATTGGCCAAGTTGTTGAAACTGTTGCAAGTTCGCCAACCGCACCTGAAAGTGGTTGCCACTCGGCAACAACGGCTGAGAATGTGTAACTAGGATTGCTTGCACTAACCGCTGCAGATGTTGGCTTTACAACACAAGTTACATTTGTTCCAACAAGTGATGCGCCAACTGCGTTAATTGTTACTTCAGGTGCAGATGTTGCAAAATCTTGATTAAATTCAAGAGTAACTGAGTTATCAGCAAGCCCACCAATACGAGTACGCGCAGCAGCCGAACCCATACCTGTTGTGTCAACCACATCATCGCTCGTGCTTAATGCCACGCTCGTAATAAACTCACTGAGATTGATGCCGTTGATTACAACTGAAGCATCTGTTAGGACAATACGGGCCATTATTTTGTTTCCTCTACTGTTGCTGGTTTGGTTTGTGCTGATTTTTTTAGATGTTCGCCTGCAACTAGGGCATCTGTGTTCAATCCTAGTTCAAGCAATTCTTTATCTGTAATTGTTTCGCCTTTTTTCTTCGCCTCGAAATTGTCCGAGGTAATTGTATAACTCATTTTTCTCCTTATCCCCAAACGGTGAGACGGTAACGGTATGAAAGATACTCAATATCCCCTGAGACATAAGTACCTGCTTCGGCTGATGTAACTCGCAATGTATTGCAAGCCCCACCAAGAGTTAGATCAGATTCAATTGCTGCCTTGATTGAGTAAGCCCCGCTACCTGCAAGGTACTTATCAAGTTCGTTTTGAGCTGAACGCTCTGTGAAGCGCTGCACCAAAACAACAACATCTAGGTTTGCCTGGTCAAGTCCACGGGCATTGTTCAAATCAAAAGTAAAATCCAACTGGCCAACAATGGCTGCTGGGGCAACTGGTACCGTAGGAATTAACTCGTAAGTACGCATCCCTTTAATAGTCTCTAGGTTGGCTTTTAAGCCGTTTCTAACCTGACTTGGCAACATTATACGGCCAAGCCATTGTTCTTGCGTAGGGGGCGCAGTAGTGCCTCAA